CCTAAAGCTGCACAATCTATGGTTAATCTTTATAAAATTATTACAGCTCATAATCAATGGTCAGCTAGTAAATTATCGTCAAAAACTTATGGCAAAGCAGCCGAAACATTGCAGATAAAAGGTGATAGTAACCAACCATTGTCAATATCTTGGTCAAAACCTTAGATTAATTATGAATATTTCTTTTGCTAAACCTTTTAGAAGTATTGATTTAATTGGTTTAGTGGTAAAAACTGCACACATAAAAAGCAGATCATACATACAAGGTGTTGCAAAAATACCAAATTGTTGCAAAAATATCACACAATTATTTAGAAAGGTTCTAAACTGGTGATAACCTATAAGTTATCGGAAATAACTATTACTAATCATAAGTTATCGTTTTAAAAGTGATCGTTGTAATAACTGATTATTGAAAGCTAAATACAACTTGGTGGGGTACTAAAAAAGTCGATACCCAATTTTTTAGTTACCGGTTAAAATAAAATTGATACAAGGCATAAACACATGGATGACACTTTTCTAAAAACAATAATCTTCATTATGAAGGATAAAAAAACTAAGAAACCAATTGTGATTACACACTTTCAAGGTTTTGAAGATGAGGCTGAAGCTAACGATTTCTCAGAGTTCCTTAGAACACAATTCATTTTGCCTAGCGATTATCCTAATTCAAATGAAACAATACATTAAGGGGGGTTTTGTTTTAAAATGAAACAAATTGTCATTCCTTACGCACCAAGAGAAATCCAAAATTTTTTGCATAAAAAATGCGATATGAACCGCTTCAATGTAGTGATTGTTCATCGTAGAGGGGGTAAGACTGTATTTGCTATCAACCACCTCATTAGAGCTGCTCTAACAAGCACTAAACCCTATCCTAGATATGCTTTCATCTCTCCATATCGTTTACAGGGAAAATCTACTGCATGGGATTATATGAAACAATTTTCTGCCACAATTCCAGGAGTTAAGTTTAATGAGTCAGAATTAAGGGTGGACTTTTCTATAAACAATTCAAGAATACAAATATTAGGCGGTGAGAATAGTGCAGCTATTAGAGGTCAATACTTTGATGGTATAGTCTGCGATGAAACTCAAAACCTTTCGCCAGACCTCTTTGATACCATTTTAAGACCATGTCTATCGGACAGAAAAGGCTTTGCTATCTTTATAGGCACACCGATGGGAAGAAACTGGTTCTACGATTTACATGAGAAAGCTAAAACAAATAAAGATTGGTTTACAAAAGTATTCAGAGCTAGTGAAACAAAGATCATAGCTCAAGAAGAATTAGATGCTGCTAAACAAACAATGTCGCCTGAAAGTTATGAGCAAGAATTTGAATGTTCATTTCAAGCTGGAATAAGTGGTTCTTATTTTGGATCTATAATTGAGGAGTTAGAGGAGTCTGGCAATGTTAAGAACTTTGATATAGATGATAATTTAGATGTCGAAACCTGGTGGGATTTAGGAATGAACGATAGTACAGTAATTACCTTTGCTCAACGAAGGACAAATGGCGAAATTAGAATTATTGATTGTTATGAGAACTCAGGTGAGGGATTAGAGCATTACATAAATGTCATAGATAGCAAACCTTACACATATTCAAAACACATAGCTCCCCATGATATTAGAGTTAGAGAGATCGGCACAAATAAATCAAGATGGGAAACTGCTAAAGAACTAGGGTTAGAATTTGACATAGCACCCAAACTTAGTGTAGAAGATGGTATTGAGCAAGTAAGACGAATGTTACCCAAGTGTTTTTTTCATAAAAACAATTGCAATAAGTTGGTTGAAGCATTAAAATCATATTGTAAGCGGTGGGATGAAAAAAATAATTGTTTTAGGAATAAACCCCTACACAATTGGGCATCACACTTTTGCGATTCGGTAAGGTATGGTGCTGTTACAGAACCACTAGAAACATCGAATTGGGATAAGCCAATAGAAGTAGATACAAATTATATAGTTTAATATGGCAAAAAAAGATAAAGAAATATCAAATATAGAATTACGAAGTTTATTATCAAATCAAATTCAAAATGCTTTAGGTTATCTTGGAGGACAACTTTCAGACTCCAGAACTAAATCATTAGAATATTATTTAGGTGATAAACTAGGAACAGAAATAGATGGTCGTAGTCAAGTAGTATCAACTGATGTTGCAGATACGATTGAAAGTTTATTACCAAATTTATTAAGAGTATTTACCGCATCAGATAAAGTTGTTCATTGTGAACCAATGACAGCAGAAGATGTTCCAATGGCAGCACAAGCGACAGCTTATTTAAATCATGTTTTTTATAAAGAGAATGATGGCTTCCAATTATTATATAATTTTTTCAAAGATGCCTTAATTGAAAAAAATGGTTTCTTAAAAATTTATTGGGATGACTCTGAAAAAGTAGATTATGAAACTTACGAAAATTTATCCATAGTTGAGAAAGAGGCTTTGCAAGATACTAAGGATGAAATAGAAACTGTTGAGGAAGAAGTATTTGAAGATGAGTCTGCCAAAGAAAAGTTTGAAGAAGTTTTAAAACAATACGAAATGCAAGGGGTAGATATATCCCAAGTTCAAGTTCCTGATTTTAATTTATATAATTGCAAAATTAAAAGAATTAAAAAAACAGGTAGAGTAAAAATAGAAAGTATTCCACCAGAAGAATTTTTAATTGATAGAAGTGCTAAAACAATTGAGGATGCCGATTTTGTTTCTCATAAAGTTTTAATGACAAGATCAGATTTAGTTGCAATGGGTTATCCTCAAGACGAAATTGACGAACTACCAAAATCAGATTTGGATATTTACAGCGAAGAAGAAAATGTAAGATCAGATGATATAGATTCCTTTACAACAGGTAGCTCAACAGATACCTCTACAGAAAAAGTTTTAGTTTATGAGTCTTATGTAAAATATGATTACGATGAAGATGGTATAGCAGAACTTAGAAAAATAGTTTCAGCTGGAACAGATGGTTATCACATTTTATCAAATATGCCTTGCGATAGTGTACCATTCGTAACCATCACTCCTATTCCAATGCCTCATAGATTTTATGGAAGATCAATTGCAGAATTAGTAGAAGATGTTCAGTTAATGAAATCTACTGTGATGCGTCAGTTGTTAGACAATATGTATTTAACAAATAACAACAGAGTTGCAGTAATGGATGGTATGGTAAATATGGATGATTTACTTACGACTAGACCTGGTGGAATTGTAAGAACTAAACAACCACCAAACCAAGTGATGCAACCATTACAAGCTCAACCAATTTCACAACAAGCCTTTCCATTATTATCTTATTTAGATTCAGTTAGAGAAGGTAGAACTGGTGTTTCAAAAGAAGCTCAAGGTTTAAGTCCTGATACACTTAATGCTAAAACAGCAACCGGTGTAAATGCACTAATGCAACAAACTCAAATGAGATCAGAACTGATTGCTAGAGTATTTGCAGAAACAGGTGTTAAGAGTTTATTTAAAAAAATATTTGAACTAATGGTTAAATACCAAGACAAAGAAAAAATTATTATGATGAGTAATCAATATGTTCCTGTAAGACCTACTGAATGGAAAGATAGATTTAATGTTTCAATAGTTGTTGGACTTGGTACTGGTTCTAAAGAACAACAAACAATTATGTTGAATAGTATTTTAGAAAGACAACTTCAAGCATTTCAAATTCAAGGTGGAAAAGAGATGCCAATGGTTAATTTAAAAAATATGTATAACACTTTAACTAAGATGGTAGAGAACGCAGGTCTAAAAAATGTAGAAACTTACTTTGTAGATCCTGATGTAGGCAAACAAATGATGCCACCTCCAGCTCCACCACCATTAACACCGATTGAGAAGATAGAATTTACTAGAATTGATGCTGAGAATAAGAGAAAACTTGCAGACCTAGAATTACAAGCTCAAGAGTTACAACAAAAGACTCAAGAAATGCAATTAGACTTTGAAGCTAAGATAAAAGAAATGGCTTTAAAATATAATACTCAACTTGATACTGCAAAAATTAAAGCAGATGCAGATTTAGATAAGATGATGGTCGCTGGAGATAACAAAATACTTGAACAGGCGACAAAATCTACTAATATGTTTGGCGAACAACTTAAAGGAATAAATGAAAGCGAAAGACCAGGCGGACAGGTCGGTGGAAATCAGCCGATCCAACGAAGCCAAGCAGATATTGGAGAGTAAACTTTTTCAAGAGAGTATGGAAACTCTTAAAAAAATTTATTCTGAGGCACTTTTAGAGAAAACAGGTGCTAAAGAGAGTGATACCAGAGAAAAACTTTGGATTGCTTATAATGTTGTTGGAAAAGTAGAGCAACATCTACTTACTGTTATCGAAACAGGAAAACTTGCAGCTAAACAGTTGGAAGATTTTAGAAAACAACAAGATAATACAAAATTTTAACCACAAAGGTTAGAATAAGCCAAGTCGAAAGACAGCTTAACATAGGAGGACTTAATGTCTGACCAAAACCCATTACTGAACAATGCT